CCTACAGGGAGGTGGGTTTTATGAAAATTTGTATGGACCGCCCCTGAATTTGGAGTGAAGGGTCCCCCCTTTGGGTTAAAGCCAACTCGCGTGTTCTAAACATACAAATGCAATATGAAAGAATCAGCCACGTGGAGCATATCCTCAAGCGCCCCGACACGTATGTCGGATCACTCGCTCCCGAACCTTCATCACTGTGGGTCCGAGACGGAGACGTTTTCAAGCTTTCTCAGCTTTCTGTTTCACCTGGCTTGGTGAAGATCTTTGATGAGATTTTGGTCAACGCGATCGATCAGTATTCGCTGCACCCTAAAAAGGTCAAATCGATCGAGGTGAGTATTCACAGAGATGGATCTTTTGAAGTTAAAAATACAGGAATCTCAATTCCTATCAAGAAGCATGAGACCGAGAAGGGAAGTGATGGCAAGGCTCTCTGGATCCCCGAGCTCATCTTTGGTCATCTCCTGACGAGCTCGAATTATAATGATAATGAGAAGCGCGTGACGGGTGGTCGGAATGGATACGGATCCAAGCTAACAAACGTCTTTTCGAAAGAGTTCGTGGTTGTTATTGCAGATGGCAAAAAAGTTTATACCCAGACCTGGTCGAACAATATGAGCAAAGTTAGTCCCCCAGTTATCGAGACTACCGCAGGTGAACAGTTTGTTCGAATTAAATTCATGCCCGACTGGGATCGTTTCGAAGGGCCCGGTGACTTTTATAAGGTTATCGAAAAGCGAACGTGGGACACAGCCATGTGGTGTTCGAAAGCGAGTGTCTGTTTTGACGGAACCAAACTCGAGGTTAGTTCGCTCGAAGACTACGCCCGTATGCACTTGGGTGATGTCCCTATGGCTAAAATGCATACTGAGAATTTTGATATTGTCGTGGGACACTCAAGCACTGGCGGCTTCCAGCAGTGCTCATGGGTCAACGGTATTGCGACCAGCGGGTCCCACGTTGACAAGGTGGTCAAAACACTTGTGGATGAGATTCTCAAGGACAAGAGGTGCTTGACCCTCAAGCCGGCCCAGGTCAAGGCGTCCCTCTTTGTGTTCGTACGGGCAATCGTGGTCAACCCAGTATTTTCTAGCCAGACCAAGACAGAGTGTACTTCCAAAATTACAGAGGTGATCGATTTAAAACCAAAATTCATCAAGGATACTCTGGCGACGGGGGTACTTGATGATCTCTTGGCCCTCGGAATTGCCAAGATTGACAAGGATCTTAAGAAGACGGATGGGTCCAAGAAAAGTCGCATAACTGGTATTCCCAAGTTGGACGATGCCAACTGGGCCGGGACTCACAAATCCCATGAGTGTACCCTAATCATCACCGAGGGAGACTCTGCGAAGGCTCTCGCTATCGCTGGCCTGAGCGTTATCGGACGCAACGCATTCGGTGTTTTTCCACTGCGTGGAAAACCCAGAAACGTGCGAGACGCCACGGTCAAACAAGTGACTGAGAATGAGGAATTTAGCAATCTCAAGAAGATTCTTGGACTTCAGCATGGAAAGGTCTATAATAGTGTGAGAGATTTGAGATACGGCCGTATAATGATCATGACCGATGCGGACCTTGACGGGTCTCACATCAAGGGTCTCGTACTCAATATGTTTCACGTCTATTGGCCCCAGTTGATCAATCTGGGATTTGTGGTATCGATGGTTACGCCAGTCATCAAGGCTGGGAAGACATGGTACTTTACGGAGGAAGCATTCCGGGAGGCGGCGGCCAGCCAGTCTGCTCCGCAGACTGCCGTGAAGTACTACAAGGGTCTAGGGACTTCGACCAGTGCCGAGGCCAAGGAGTACTTCAAGCAGATCGATCGACTTACGGTGGCGTTTAATTCTGATCCAAAATTGAACGAATCCATGACTCTGGCATTTTCCAAGGCTCTTGCGGATGATCGAAAGGTTTGGCTCATGAACCACATGGCTAAGCCTCCACCTGGTGTGCTATACGGACAGGTCAAGACCCTCACAGTTACGGACTTTGTTCACAAGGACTTGGCTAACTTTAGTGCCGAGGACATCAAGCGCTCAATCCCACACGTGGCAGACGGTCTCAAGCCCTCGCAGCGCAAGGTGATATACGCATGCCTCAAGAAGAACCTCACGACCGATATGAAGGTTGCTCAACTATCAGGCTATGTGGCCGAGCACACGGCCTACCATCACGGCGAGGCATCCCTCCAGGGAACCATCGTGAACCTGGCACAGAACTTTGTGGGCGCGAACAATCTGAACCTTCTCGAACCCTCTGGCCAATTCGGGACGCGTCTGGCGGGTGGGAAGGATGCGGCCAGCTCTAGGTATATCTTCACCCGTTTGGCTCCCTTGACCAAGAAGATTTTCGATCCAGTCGACAATTCTGTTCTAAAATATGTGGTCGACGATGGCGAGAAGGTCGAGCCCGAGTTTTATGCGCCAGTCGTTCCTATGCTTCTGGTGAATGGCGCGGAGGGTATCGGGACGGGATTCAGTTGTTATGTTCCGCCATATGACCCGGAGATAATTAAGCACAACATCCTGTGTGCCCTGGACCAAGTGGCGATGGCTCCCATGAAGCCCTACTTCAAGGGATTTAAGGGCAAAATTACAAAGACCAAGGACCATACGTGGGTGATGGAGGGAATTGTGGTCAGGGAGGGGAGCCAGCTGCACGTGTCAGAGCTTCCACCGGGCAAGTGGATCCAAGACTTCAAGGAGCATTTGGACGAACTGGTCGACAAGGGAATTGTCCAGAAGTTCGAAAACCATTCGACAGAGACGACGCCCAACTTTAGGATCTGGGGAGCCGATGCGCTCAAGGACCCCGTGAAGGACTTGGGTCTGACCAAAACAATCCATACCAGCAACATGTACCTGATCGGGCCGAATGGAGCGGTCAAGAAGTACGCGAGCCCAGAGGAGATACTGGTTGACTACCTTGAGATCAGGATCGGACTTTACAAGAAACGCAAGTCATGGCTCTTGGCCCAATTTGATTCTGAAATTAAGTGGCTCTCAGAAAAGGCGAGGTTCATTGGGTTCGTGATCAACAAGCGCATACAGGTTCTCAATGTCCCGCTCGAGGAGATCCACTCTCAGCTCCAGTCAGAGAACTTCAAGGAGGAGCTTTGGTCCAAGCTCTTGGACATCAAGACGTACCAATACACGCGCGAGGAGGTCCTCAAACTCAAGGACCTGTGCGAGCGTCGTGTGGCTGAGAGGGACGCTCTGAAAAACACGAGTGTGTCCCAGATGTGGAAAAATAACCTGAGCGAGTTGTAGAGAGAATGGCCGAAAGGGCATTCCAGAACGTCGTTCGACTCGAACGACAACAACAGGCTTCGGTCTTTAATTTATTTCAACAGACTGGTTCTTTCTTGAAACAGACTGTAAACGCACCATCCAGTTCCGAGTCAGCTACGGCAACTACAGGGGCTGATAAAGTCGCGCTGTCTCCAGTGGATGTGAGTGGTTTTTACAAAGTGACTGGGCCGACTGAGGTTACTTTCTATGCGACAACTGAATGGCCCAACATGCCTATCGGAGGCGGCTGGACTGGTGATGGGTTTTTAGGAATTAAAGGTCAAATTCAAATTACTGGAGCGACAAACGCCTCAGGTCCTGGCTTTCTCTGGTATTTTACTCTTCAGACAGACACTGACCAGAGCATACAAGGGACGCAGAGTACGACTGGTGCATTTCTTTATCCACCAGGGTTGATTCAGTATACGAATAAGAGGACAAAAGTGCCACTGTTCGGATACTACACTGTACACAATGGACGGATCGTCTTCTATTTTACAAATCCCCTTCCGGCTAACATAGCAAATGACTGGATAGTATCAGGTCTTCCGACCATTAGCACACCACTGGTGGTGACATCTTTTTCACTCAGTCTCAAATATGTTACTCTCGAGACGAAAGACGGGTCCAATCCGGCAAACACTGGCGCGAACATATATGTATCGGGTGTACCGGCCATGATTCAAGAGCCCGCATTCACGACTACATTCATTCCTGGAAAGTTTACAAGTTTTCGGGAGGCCGAAAAAGACTTATCCAAACTGCCTCCAGTCACCATGCCTTCTTCAATTTCGATCGGAAATTACCATGAGCAGAGGGAACTAAACTCGAACACGGCGTGGAATGCCGAGCCGTCAGTGGAACTCTTTCCTTTAGGAAAGTACAGTGAATCCAGAGGGAAGGGTTTCAGTTCGGGGTCTGTTCTTGCACTCCAGGCGATCGGGCCACAGGAAAAGTATCTGCTGACCGATGACCTAACCAAATCACAATGGAATCCTGAATTTAAGAAATATTCAAACTTTGTTTTATATCAGAAAGTATTTCCATTCCCTCCGCCGAGCCCTGTGTATCAAGGACAGACTGTACAGATTGAGTTGCGACCGACAGAACTGGGTCACCTCATTTCAAATATGTACCTAAGTGTGACTCTTCCAGCAAGTCAGACAGGTCAGAATATTTTTAATTATACAGACCACATTGGTCGAGCTCTTATCAAGCAAATAGATTTTCTGGTAAACGAGACAATTGTAGAGACTCTTTACGACGACTGGTACTTTATCAGAGATCAGATGTTTCTGGATGCGGATGAGCAACTCGGAATATACAAGGCGGTCGGTGGTTCAAATATCAACTCACAGAGTCAGCAGACAATTACTATTCCACTTGAATTCTTTTTTTGCCGTAGGCACTCTCACAATAATAAAGGACGCGAACGCCTTCGTCGCCCATACTTTCCGGTGTGTGCCATGTGGAATCAGCGCTTGTACGTACGTTTTACATTCAACCCGAGCACGTGGTGGTGTAACGCTCCCACGGGATATAATATTGATATATTCCCGGCCGGAACGACACTCTGGCCAAATCTCATAGTCGAAGAAGTTCTTTTAGAAAATGCCGAAAGGCTGTACTATATGAATACTCCACTCAATTACATCGTGAATCGTGTTCAGAAAGAGTCCCCACAATCATTTTCAAGCCAAACAATCAAGCTCAACTTAACAGCAAACTATCCAGTACAGACGCTTGCATGGTTCTTTAGGAATAAATCATACGAAACAATTACCAATAGCAATTTTTACAACTCGAGATACTCATATGGTTACCCTACACTCTACATTAAATCGGGAGTTCATCTACAGTTTCCTTCTGGAAATGCAAATTATGTTGACGTGGTCGAAAACGCAAAGATTACTCTGAATAATGTGGATATTTTAAGTAATTTTGGGGGTGCGTTGTACTTTTCATTTAAACAGCCTATGGAACATGCACTGTCGATACCGTCAAAGAATATCTATACGTACTCTTTCGGGATTACTCCGAAAGAGTACAATCAGGGGGGGTATTTGAATTTTTCAAAATTAAACTCACAGACTACATATCTTCAGCTCTCATTTCTTCCTCAATATACATCTTTACTTATACAGGGATACAACCTGTATCTGTACTATTATGGATACACGATGCTTCAATTTCAGGGTGGGTTTGCTTCCCTTCCATTCCTTTGAGGGAATCAAGGATTCCATTAGTTATGACCCATCGCAAGAAATTCAGCTGTGCGTGTGTCGTCGAGAGACCCTGGAACTCGATACGCTCTGTCCGACAAAACGGATCGAAAAGCTTTTTACTATACCCGTCAAGACTCGACTTGTAGGCGACGTGTACAGTAAACATCTTCCCATTCGGGGCCGTATATGACACGTGGTTATTCTTCGAATAATTCGTCACGAACCACTCAATTCTTCGAAGGGATGGACCCCCACCCTTGTCGCCCAAAATAGCGTGCAGCTTCTGCTTATTCTCGGGCTCATCGAAAAATTTTGTCAAACTCGCAAGAAGGAAAGTTTCTTTCGACATATTCTAAAAGCGGACCATTTCTCTAAGCGACTCCTTACTCCCAAGGCGCCTTGACCCTCTCGGCAGCCTTTGGAACTGGCGGAGGCACCTGACACTGATGAAACTTGCAGTATCCGTTTGATTGTGGATTTTTTAGACATCGCTTGTGGCTCTTGAGAATGCCACGACAGAACGATTCCTCGAGACCGGCCGTATCTTTGATGAGACGATCAAGTGGGATATCGTAATTTTTTGAGATGACCTCAAGACCCAAGGCCATACGAAGGGCAACCCGCCTAGTCACCTCTTCGTCAATGATTTTCAAAATCTGTTGCTCCATACCTAAGAAGGGCCTCCAGCTTTTAAGGCGAAGCGCG